CATATCACCCCAAACAGCTCCCGCTTGAGATAACAATGCCCCATACATATTCATGGAATCGTTATATTGCTGATCATCCAACTCCTTTACTTGTTCTGCATATTCAACATCAATTGCAGCCATTCCATCACGATATTCTTTATGCGCTTCAAGCAGGGCTTCATATCGCTCATCGTCAGTTGAATACAAGTCACTTGTCATGATGTCTTGCTCAACGCCTACACGTTGATTCTTTAAACTGGCTTTGGAATTTGATCGATCATTGTCTAGAGACCATCGGGCATATTCACCTGCTGGCATAGTAGCGTGTGCAAAAATATCATCAGCACCGAAAGACAGGCCTTGAATTGACTCTTGCAGAGCTTGCTGCATCTCTAATGCATGCCAACGAGTCTTTCGAAGCTCTAATGCATATTGCTCATCAAGAAATTTGAGCTTGGCATTTCGCACCTCATCAGCAATCTTTACATCGTTTTCCGCAATCTCTCGATCCATCTGATATGCATATTCAAGTTTCTTTTCTTCCGACCACTTATACTGATTAAGTTCAAGGTTTAGAACTTTAAAGTATTCAGCACTTTCAGCATTGAATCTCTTTTGAACCAAAGCTAAATATTTGGTTTGCTCCGAAGCACTAAAGCCTGAATTTTTTACTAAATCTTGCTGCTCCTTTTCATCCCAAACCATATTTTGAAAGTCTGAAGCATATGCCTTGGAGATTTGCTCACGGTCACGTTTTTGCTGTTCAAGTAATCGCTGCTGTTCTTGAAGCTCTTTATTAACACCTGAAGCTGCTTTAGCTGCCTCATTCTGTTTTTTAATCCACTCATCTGAACCTTTGGTTACGCCTGCCTGACTATTTTGGATTTTTGCCATTGCTGAAACAGACTGATTAACAGCATCGTTATAAATTCTACTGATAGCAGTACCAACATCATCCGCAACTTTTGCATTATCCTGTGCTGCCATAGATACGCCACTCTCTGGCGCTTTCATCATGGTCGCGCCAAAAATTGCTGTTTTGGCAAATTTCACACCTGGCAATTTATCTGCCCACGTGCCTTTTTCAGCAGCAAGATCTATAGTTTTTTTTGCATTTACTGCATCAAATGACAAACCAGCAATCGCATTTGATAGCATCTTAACAACTGCATAAACCCCCATGCCTGTTGCGGCTACCCCCTTAAATACCTCACCAAGCGTTTCACCCGCTTCAGACATTAAGTTTGTTTCATGTGATGCACTGGACATACCATCACCAACGGATACAAGTGCTGGCATTAATCCCTGAATAAATTGATTTTTTGCACCTTCGACTTGCAGGTTAAGTAGATCCATCTGAACACGTAATTCAGCAGCCTTTGCGATTGCTGACTCATCCATAATGACGCCAGCACGTTCTGCTGCATCTGCCCAATACTCAAACCCTTTACCTCCATCTTTTAAAAGTGGAATAAGATTAGTCGTATCGGATGCCATACTTTCCAGATAGAAAGACATTTGCTGCTGGGTAACGCCAGCTTCTTCTAATTTATCTACATAGAGTTGGAGTGCTTTAGGCCCTGATAGGTTTTGCATTTCAAGTGCAAGTTTTCTCGCACCTTCAGCTGAGCCTTCAGTTTTTGTTGCAATCTGCTCAAAAAAATCTACCGCGCCACCGGAACCTATTGTGATGAATTCCCCAAGCTTTTCATTAAAGTCTTTAAGCTGGTCTGATAACTTTTCTTGGCTGATACCCATGGTTTCAGCGCCAACTGCCATTCTTTGAAATTCTTGTGTGGTTGTATTTGAAATAGTTGCAAATGTTTGTAGTTCACGTGCAGCATTGGCATATTCATTAGCCATTGCAAATACACCAGCACCCACTGCAGCCGCTCCAGCAACTGCGACCGTTCCATAGGCAAGTGCGCTTTTTTTCATAGCATCAAAACTAACCGTAGTTTGCTTTTCTGCTGCTTTTAATGGTGCTGTGTAGCCTACGGTCCGTGTGACCAAATCCAAAGTTAGTGTTCCGAGTTTGGCGCTCATATAAACCTCTAGGCAATAAAAAACCCCGCTTTCGCGAGGCTTAGTGAATAAAATGTTTTATTCCATAATTTTTAGGCATTTCAAATGTGTGTCATTAGCAAAATCTACTGCTTGCCTGTCTCTAAATGCTTGATCAGTAAAAACTGGTTGCTTGTAAGCATCTACAACAATATTTTTCAATAAGTCCTTTGATTCCGCTGGAACTTCAGTCATTGCATCAATTTCTTTAAACACGGTATCCATTAGAATATTGGACTGGTGATATTTCATAGCTTTTTGTGCAAAATTTGCTAGTGATGCGCATGCATCTTCATCTTGTTTGGTGTTTTCATTTTTAGCAATAACATCTTTACTACATGAGGAGACCCCAAATGCTACCACCAAACCAAACAGCAAAATCTTCATTCCCCACCACCCAAATATTTGTTATTCAGGACACGATACTAATTTACTAAACAAAAAGAAACCTCTCAAAGGAGGTTTGCTTTAGGGGTCATTTTTATTTATTTCACAGTTTCGCCTTTATTTTTTGCCTCTCCGAGCAACTCATCTACCAAATAATAAACTTTCCCTTGACTGCTTCTCCATTTATTTAAGGCCCCACTGCCTTGCTGCCAATTTACAACAGCAATTGGGTCCTCTTTTTCAAATAACTCTAGCTTTACTTGGGACAAATACATTGCAAGATCCCATGATCTATAGGCAACATAATTTAGCTTATATTTACAACTAGCAGAAACAGCACCCTTTTCATAAAGTTTAGTATTGATATCGTGGCGCAAAAAAGCTTCTTTTAAATAAGTATTAAATTCTGGAACAGTAACCTTTGGATTATCCTCAATACACAATTCAGGCTCTTGCTTAATAGTACTAACAGGTACAGTTTTTACGCTTATACTGCTACACCCCACCGACCCTAGTCCAACTAACCCTACAATTAATAATTTTTTCATGTGACTGCTCTTATCATAAGTAATCACAAGATACTAATTATTAGGTGAAAAAGAAACCAACCTAAGCTGATTTCTCCTTGATAGCTTTTATTCTCTGTTCTTCAAAGGTTAGTTCTTCGATCTCTTCATGTAGCATGAAAATACGCGCATCATCTATTTGCTTTTCTTCTGGAAGTTTAGAGTTTAGATACCGGGCAAATAAGCGTCCAAACTCTTGTTCTAACCTTCTCCCTAAATACAGAGTTCCTCTCTTTTGACGAAAGGACCTCCATGTTTGCAGTTCAGTATTACTTAGGTTTTGTCTGGCTTCTGCAATGGTTTTTCCACCGATTCCGCAGCTGACGAGTTCACAGTAGAATTCTGACTCTTCATCGAGAGCCAGTACTTTCCCGTGAAGTTGATTACTTCGTCCGCAGCAAAATACATAGCAACTTTCATTTCATCAGATATCTGGCCGGTGCTTTCTAAGTCAGGAAAAAACGGTTTGTCTTTGCCTTCAAAAATAGTTTGGACCAGCATTGCAGCCTGATATTGACTGATAGTGTATTTTTCGTCTTTTTTAAGCTTTAAAATATCTGTGATTTTTGCCACTTCTTCAGACGACAAGACCTTAATAAAAATCTCACCCTCAAATGGATTGCCGTCCACATCACGAAACTTAATAGTTTTTTCAACAAGAGTGCCAATTCCGACTGCTTTTTTAGCTTTCTCAAAAGTTAATTTAGCCATTATGGAGCCACCTTAAATTCATCAGTTACTTCAGTTTGGCGCTTCATAGGAATTGTGTGATTCACCAATGCATCTGTTGCAAACACAGGGGATCCCTTGCGCACGATCGCTTCGAAATGCGACCATGTGCGGGTTTCAGGAAGTTCGACATCGCTGCCTGTTAAAACTGGCTCTGAAACACCATCTGACCAGCCGACATACACATGAATTTTTGCTTTTTCAGATGCCAGTTGCAGTAAAGTCATATGTGATAGATTTTTAGGATCAGTATCAATCTGAATCGAACCTTCACCTGGTGTTGTAAGACCATAATCTGAAGTTTTTGTGTCCATCTCTTCTAGACATGTTGTATCTACTTCCGCAGTACTATCATCACCAAGTGCTAAAGCTTTAATACAAGCCATTTTTGTTAATGTTGGAACAGTACCATGGACAATCCATACCGCTGTACCGTTGGATAAAACGCCTTTTTTTACTGCTGCCATGAGTAGCTACTCCTCAATTTTTAGGCATAAAAAAGCACCCGGTTGGGTGCTATGTGAAAATTAAAATTTGCTTATCGGTCTAACCACCAATTTGCATCAAATCCACGTGCAAATAACTTAGTGTCTTTTTCATAATCACTAATGCGACTCAAGATAAAACTATGCTGCTGCAATACCTCACAGACTGCTGTCCGAATATCTGATGCTGTTTTCTGATAGGGGCTATAAACCATAATCTGATACATCACATGATCATTATTGGCCGGACAATCCAGATTATTATTTGGTGTTCCGGTAACTTCCGACCAAACTAAATACGGCGCTACAGTTCCAGTAGGTGCCAAGTCTTCATAAATTTTATCACCCAATAAAGCTACAACTTCAGGACTGGCTTTTAGAGTCTTATAGATCGGGACCTGTTTCATAATTTCGCCAATTCCTTGCCTAGTTCGGTATCAAATACCTGGACAAACTTATTTGTGACTTGCTGAATATTATTTGCCAAAGCTGGTCGCATAAATGGAGTAGCCACAGTTTTAGAGGTTGGATACTCCTTATAGCGCCAATGGCGGGTATCACCACCACTTAGCCCTGCTGTACTAACAGAATGCTTGTTCTGACTTGCACCACCACGCACACCAACACGCATTACAACTTCATTGGCATTTCGAGATTTTCCGCCTTGCGTGACAATATTTTTAAAGATTTTTTCGGCTGTTTCTGGATCATCAATTGCTTTGGCATTAATTCGAGCAGCATCACGGACAAGATTCATGGCTTGGCGACTAGCTTTACGTGCAATACGCTTAGCCACTTTTTGACTACCCAATGCTTGAAGTTTTCTGGTTACTTCATCAAGACCTTCGATTTTGAATTCAGTTGACATACATGCCTCACTTTTGAACCTCAACACCAGAACTAAGCATAAGCGTCATATAGGTTTTACCGTTTTCAGCATCCGGTAAAGGTGGTCCATCAATTGCATAAGTTTGACCGTCATATTTAACGCGCATTGTGGTTTCGATATCATCGCGCTTACGAAGTTGGCAGCGTGCAATCGTTTCCGAGCTGCTGGTTTGAGCTACCAGAACATCTTTAACAGATAGCCAGGTAATTTTCGCCCAAAGCTTTTTATGTTCAACCCAAGCGGATGGCAGAAAATTACCATCTTCATCACGGTTTTCAGGTATGAATTTTTCAATTGTAATTCGATGTCTTAATGGTCCTGAGCGCATTTATACCCCCCAGTCCAAACGATATGGATCTAATAACCACAATGCACCTTTAGGCAGTTCTGAAATAGCAGCAGTGGTTTCATCTTCTCGATTTTCATAAAGACTACCTAAAATTAATAATACGGCAGACTCAATAGAGGGGTTAATCACAATGCCCTGTAAGGTCATTTTCGCATTGTAAGATGCTTCATTTTTTATATTTTCAGCTGCAGACAACATCATGCTTCGATCATGATGGTCATTGAGTGAATTTGCCACATCACAACTATCACGATAGTTCTGATTTGATGCTGTCAGAAGGTTTGGAATTAAGCTTTTTGCTAAAGTTAAATCTGACTCAGTTGCATAAAAAAAGCGGTTCAAATATCGAGCCGCTTTATCTTCTGCTGATTTCAATTTATCTAAAACATCATCGCCAGTATCTTCATCTACTCGCAAATGAACCATAGCTTTTTCAATGTTAATAACTGGCATGATATGACCTTACTTTGTTTTAGTTTCTTTGGCTTTTTCTTCTGCAGCAGCTTTGGCTTTCGCCTCTTCTTCTGCCTTTAATTTTTCCTCTTCAGCTTTTGCCTTAGCTTCTGCGTCCGCTTTGGCCTTAGCCTCTTTATCGGCTGCGGCTTTAGCTTTTTTTTCCGCATCAGCTTTGGCTTTATCAGCTCCCGCCTGTTCAGGATCAATCGCTAATTTTTTCTTGATGAGTTCACCGGCCGTAATATCTGGAATCTCAGCCTCATCGCCTTTGACGTAAACCTTATTTCCAAGCATTGCAGCATCTAAGAATTTAATTTTCATGTTTCTAAACTCCAAGGTGAAAGGGCCGACTGGCCCCTTCGGGATTTTAATTAAGCTGGAAATTCGCCTTTTACGAATGCTTCTGGGCGATACACAGCCAATGCCAGACGCTCTTCACAACGAATAGAGATCATGTTCTTTTCAAAGTCATCAGCATTTTCGGTTGAAATCACCACGTTTGCATCTTCGCGGTCAAAGATTTGAGCAGCTTCGGCAAAGCTACCAGTCAAAAATTTACTAGCCATTGCTGCATGATTGGTTTCAGCAACAGGCAACCCCCAAAGACTTGGCGTATTAGGTGAGAACGGGTTGGTAAACAAGTATGCACCAGTGGTGTCTTTCAGTAATTCAATTGCTGTCCAGTCATTCATATGCAGCACATGACCAGTTGCAAATACATCTGCCAAGGCAGCTTGCAGCATTGCCAAACGCATAGTATCTACGCGAGTCGGTGATGTAATCGTAATTGGAGCTGAATAAGCGGTTGCTTGAGTATAAATACCATGCAAGTTGTTACCAGTGCCTGAACCAAATAACAGTTGCGCATCTTCAACACGCTTAAGGCCATTAAGCAAACGACCATTGATAAAGCTTTGTAACTGAGGCAAGTCATCAAGGATCTGCTTAGATGCTTTCAGCATGTGAGCAATCGTTTTCACACCTTCCAACAATTCTTCGAATGTTAATTCTGAATATGGCTTGGTGGTGTTTTCAGCCACTGGTGCGGCGTTATTGGTAAAACCGGTTTCACGTAAGTAAGCAATCGCATTACTGGCCGTTTGACCTGGAGCCAATAGGTCACGGATGGTCACGCGCTGATTTGGCGCAGTCACAATACGAGTCGAACCATCAACAGGGTTTACTGCAAATGATGTCAGTGCATTACGGGGAACAGCTACACTGATACGTTTTCCAGAAGTTGCATTGCTTGCAAACGAAATAATCTGCTCATCTTTTACAGCAAGATCACCTGCACGAGCATCCACTTGTGCACCTGGATTACCAGTGCCACCACGTGCAAATAATTGTTCAGCTTCACCCAACTTCACCTGCAAATCATTTTGTGCTTGGCGCAGGTTGTTGAGGTCGGTAAGAGTATCATCTACAATTTTTTTTGTTTCAGCTGATAACTCACCTGCTT